ATGAGTCAAATAATAACTAATGATAAGAAACGAAATGTAAATGATTGAAGAATGTTGAAATAAAAGGCTTTGTTTAGCCTTTTTTTATTTTCCGTTTTATTATTTATTGAAATAATATGAAAAGATTTGAAAGAATTCTGCCCCTTTTTCTGCCCCTTTTTTCATAAGAAAAACCTGTGATTCACAGGTCTATTTTGTTTAGTTTTTCTACAATATTCTTACTCATCTTATCTGTAACATGTGAATAAATAGAAAGTGTTGTATTAGGATTAGTATGTCCCACTCTTTCCATAATTGCTTTTAAGGGGATACCCACTTCTGTAAGCATTGCAATGTGAGTGTGGCGAAAAATATGAGTTGTTAGCTTTTTATCACTTTTAACTTTTCTGAGTCGGCTATTTACAGTTTCAATATATTCAGGAAGATTGTACCTGTTTACGAAGATGAAGTTCTCGGGCTTTCCGCTACGGATATTCATTTCGCTATTTAACTCAATTCTTTCATCAAGTATTTTTTTAGCTCGATCAGATAGCGCAATTGTCCTTTCTGAGTGAATGTTTTTTGGGGTTGTTTTAGAATGTGTGATAGGGTCAAAAGAACCCGTTATTTCTATAGTATCAGTATTTATATTTTTATACTGTAGTGCGACACATTCTCCATATCGTAAGCCTGTTAAAGCCATAAATTCAATAATTAATGCAGTTGGTTTATCTATAATTCTGAGTTGTTTTAAGATATCCCTCAATTCGTCAAGTTCAAGATATTTATCTTTTTTTGCTTGTCTTTGCTCAAAAGTTTCAATCTTCTTTTTTATTTTAACCTTAGAAGAGGGATTGTTTTCTATATATCCTTTAGAAATGGCATAATCTAAAACCATGCTGATATTAGACTTAATTAAAATCATGTAAGGATAGGAGTAGTTATCTACATAGTATATCTTTTCAAGAAGGGACAAGATATAATTTGAAGTGATCTCTGTCAGAAGAGTTTTTTCAGGTATTATTTCTCTGATTTTATTTTTTGCCGAGATTCTAGCCGTTACAGTACGAGCTTTAACCGTGTCATTATATACAGCAAGGAATTTATCTTGAGCTTCCCAAAACGTGACAGAAGAAGTATCGTTCTCCATCGCTTGTTTTTCTCTTTTTTCGTCAATTTTATTATAAAGCAATCTAGAAGCTTCATTTTGCGCCCTAGAGCTATTCTTATCTAGTGTTACTGATACTTTCCTTATCTTACCTTTAGTATCTGTATAGCGCTCACAATACTTATATTTGCCATTAGGTAAATCTTCTACCCACATTTGCTTTTTATACCTCATTTCTGATAAAATGGTATAGTAAAAACATTCCGAATGGAATATTTTATATCATTCATAATGAAAATCTGCCCGCTCCGTCGAAAGTTTGGGCGGTTTTTTTGTTTATTTTCTGATTTTTGTGTTATTATATATCTAAGGAGGTGTGCTGATGAAATTTCTTAAAGAGTTTAAAAAAATGAAAGTAGAATTTAACGAAGCGGAAAAAGCTAACAAATTAAGAAAAGAAGAGCACAACCGCAAATTTGAACAGTTACAAAAGGAATCGGAAGAACAAGCTAATAGAGTTGCTCAAAGGTTTCAATTCATTCGAAATAAATAGCAATTGGACGGACGTTATAATATCCGTCTTTTTTTATATTTAAATTTGTAAGTAAAAGTTCTGGCATTATTGCTCCAGCTTTTGACAAAACTTCTATTGGTTCGTCGGGCATAATTGTATCTTCTCTTTTTATTTCAGAAATCAAGGTTGCAAAAATAGTTACAGAACGGGTCGTAAGGGATATAGGGGCCAGGCTAGCTGAAGGTAATCTAAATTTCTTTTTTTTCGCATAAAGAAAAAGTGCTTCCCACCTTTATTAGAATGGTTTCTGGAAATAGTGTATCTAAGATATTTAGGGCTTTTTCCGCATCTTTAATGCCAGAAAAATCTTCATAACTTTTTATTTGAGCTTCTAATTTTTTGGCTGCAATCAGTTCATCTTGTTGTTTAGCCTTTTTTCGATTCAAATATTCGAGTTGTTTTTTAGCCTCTTTTAGATCCGAATCAAAAGAATACAAATCCTGAAATACTTTTACAGAAACCGATTCTTTGACAGTTTTGAAATCAAAAATTTCAATTGGCGCTTTTATTTTGACAAAATCTCCTTCATAAAAATCTTTTACTTTAGGTTTTACGTTATCCATTAGCATATCAATTAAATAGTCATGAAGTACATTTTCAACAGTTTCAGAGTTACTTTTCATAAAAGCCTGTGAGAATGTGTCGACATCTTTTGAAGTATACTTCGCTCCAGCTTTGGCTACAACGCCACCTAAATTTCCAGAAAACTCTCCTGTTTTTTCTGTACCTCCATGGTTTGTGCCAGTATCGCTAGTTTCTTCGTTTGATAAAAGCTTTGATATCATACCATTATTTATTTGCGCAAAATAAGAGGTCGAAGGTCTGTATCAACGTAAATATAATCTTTCATATTTCCTCCTAACCTAGCTTTTAACGAGATTCGAGATATTGCTCGTAAGTTTAATTATTCATACTCTCCCCAGAGAGCTAAATCAATTTCTTCTTGGGCGATTTGGATATTTTCGACACTGTTTTTTATCTCAAGATATTCACATAAACGATGTGCTGTAGCATATTGAGGATTGTAGTCGTTAGCGTCTACAAATTTTGGTGCAACCTCGCGCAGTAAATAGCGGTTAGCGCACGATTCATTTTTACAATGCTCAAGGTGTTTTAAGAGTGCATGAACTTTTGCTAAGGATTTACCAGTTACGAGGTGTCCTATTTCGTGCAAAGCTACAAACTCAATTCTATATTCTTCTAATAGTATCCAAAGGATAATAGCACCATTAGGGTAGAGTAAGCATTTGGGGATATATGAACCTTCTTCGCTGTAATTTTTATCAGCCCAGATAATTTCAATACCCTCTTCATTGGCAAGCCCTTTCCAATCCATACATTATCCTTTATTTTTAGATTCTTTTTCTATAGTAGCTTTCTTTGCTTCAATGATGATTCTTAGCATTTCACGGTCTGATTCTGTAAGCTCTCCCCCAGAATAGTTTTCTACGCTATCTAAAATCTGTTCAACAGTTAAATCTGGAAGTTCAGGTTCTTTATCATCAAGCCCTAAGAGATAGTCAACTGATACATTAAAATATTTAGCAACTTTCGCTACAGCTCCTGTCGATGGATTTGTGTTTCCCCAGCGCCTAATTGTTCCGTTAGCGAGTTTGAGTTTTTCTTCTAATTGTCTAATTGATATACTTTTTCGAGCTGCAAGCTCCTTTATTTTTTCGTATAAATCCACTTGTATCAACCTTTCAGAGAGTACAAGAAAAACAAATGTATGAAAAATGTACTTATCTCTTGACTTGTGTGTACAAATATTATACAATGTTTCTTGTAGAGATTAGTTAGCCTTTCGGTTAACAAATAGACCTATAAAAAGCACTTTAAACGCTCCGCCAAGAATGTTTTATAAAGCTTTTATTAGGTGTTTTAACTATGCATTAATTGTATGATATTTGTACTCATATGTCAAACATTAATGTTCTGAAACGCTAACTTTATCTTATACAAAAATATATACAAGGAGGTTAAAAAATGCCAACAAGTGATAACGGACTTAGACTTGTTAATTCATTTATTGAAGAAGCAGGAATCGAAAAAATGAGTCTTGCAGCAAAGTATGGAGTAGCAAAGAATGTGATGATTGATATTCTATCAGGAACACTTCAATCACCTAAAGCACATCAAGTTATTCTTAAAATTATTGATGACTTCAAATTACGATGAGAAAGGAATTCATAAAACATGAATCAATTAATTAACATCACACAAAACGAAAACAATGACCAAGTATTAAGCGGCCGTGAATTACATGAATTTTTAGAAGTAAAAGATAAATATCCTCAATGGATTCTTCGAATGACGGAATACGGGTTTGTTGAGGGTGAGGACTTTATCACAATTTTGGGAAAAAGTTCTGGAGGTCGTCCAAGTCAGGACCACGCTCTAAAACTTGACATGGCCAAAGAAATTTCTATGATCCAGCGTACACCCAAAGGGAAAGAAGCTCGCCAATATTTTATCCAAGTTGAAAAAGAGTACAAACAGCAACAACAAGCTCCGCTCACATTAGACCAACAAATTGCAGCTATCGCAACAGGTTACGGAAGTGTAAAAGAAGAGCTTGTAGAAGTCAAAGATAGAGTATCAGACCTTGAAGAAAATGCTCCGCTTAGTGCTGGTGAATATAACTATATCGGAAGTCGCATTAACCAACGTGTTGCGCAAGTAGCTAGAGGATATGGAAAAATAACTCGAGAACAGCGTGGGAAACTATTTAAAGATATCAATCAAGGAGTCAAGGTAGTTACAGGAGTATCTACACGAACTCAATTAAGAGCAAAACACTTTGATACAGTTGTTGATTTCACTAATAACTGGGAGCCTTCCACAGCTACGAAAATGCAACTCCGACAAATGAGTTTTGATTTTGAAGAATAGAAAGGAAATATGATGAGCTATCAACCAGATGATTATCTGACAACAAAAGAGATTGCAGTTGAGTTTGGAGTTACAACCCGAACAATTTATACCAGAAAAAAGGAAATGCAACTTATGAAAGGTTTCAACTCAGGTATCTTTCTTGGTGGTCGCAAGATTCGTTATAAAGAATTGTGTGATTTCTTTCGATATGTGCATACAGCCGAGTATCGAATGGAGAAAAAGAAGCTAGAAGAAAAAGGCTTGTTGCCTACTACTAAAAAAACTAAATGCGGTGCTCCGCTAGAAAAGAGAGATTTATGGAAAAAGAAGAAATCGTAGTATCAGCAAGTGTGAATTCAAATAAAAAAGCAAAAAAACTCCTAGATGACCTACAAGTTTTAAAAGAAAAATATTCTTTACACGTTACAGTTACTGTTTATCCTCAGATAAATTTCGAAGAGTAGTATGGACTGTCTTAAGTATGCTGTTAACGTTATCAATAGTAATATTTCTACCTTTGTCAGCAGAGAGCCAACTTGAAACAAAGTTATTTGTAATTTCAACAGCTAATTCTTTATCAGTTTTAGACATTGTTTATCTCCTTTCAATAATATTTTGAATAAATACACCGGTGACGTATATCATTCTACTTTATTATATCAAAATACATTTTGCCACACAAACTAAAGTTACAAGATATTGCGTCAAAAAGTATTTACATTTCTAAGGAGGCACAAGATGTTGTGGTTAATCATTGAAGAAAAACTTAAAGAAAAAAACATGTCAATATACAGGCTTTCCAAATTATCAGGAGTCAGTACGCAGTCCTTATCTGCTATCAAACTTGGTCAATCTAAGAAACCTAGCTTTGAGATAGTCGTTAAGATAGCTGAAGTGCTTGATATTGACTTAAATCAATTTAAAAAGAAAGGAAAATAATGCACACACAAATTATGAATGGACGAGAAGTCCTGACAGTTCCTACAGTCATTGGATATAAGCATTATGACTTAGAAAAAAGAGAAGTAGTTGGAGAAGTTATTGAATCTACTTATCGAAGAAAAGACGGAACAATGTACATTATCCGCAGATCACGAACAGAACGAGAAAAAGCTGCTATGCTCAATTCGTGCTTGTCTGATTGGGGATATTAGTATGAACAAACAACAAAAAAGCGTCCACTCGGCAAAGTGAACGCAAGACGTGATGTGTCTATTAAATTTTATACCTAGATTATATCACGTTTCAACAAAAAACAGAAACGGAGAACGTTAAATGACAGTACCAGTAGTTTTTGAGGGAGGAATTTTACAAAATGATGAATTGTTTTCTTTCCTTAAAGAAGTTGAAAATAAAGTTCCGGACATCGTAAACAGCAAAGATGATAAAACTTTTTTGATTAATTATAAAAAAGAGATATCAGCAACTATTAATGAAATTGATTTGTCTGAAAAGAAGCAGATTGATGAAATGATTCAAATCTTTAGAGATAGAAATCCAAGAGTTTGGGAAGCACGGTCAGAATTAGCGGGAATCGTTAAAAAAATTACTCAACTCAATAGTGATTATGATGAACGCAGACGAAAAGCAGGTTTTGAAGCAGTAGAGTTTGCGGTCAATCAAGCCAATGTGGTTTATGGTCTTTCTGGAACTCGATTTGTTTTAACAACAGGAAGATTTACAAGTGTTGATGCACTTACTGCAAAAGGTGATTTAAAGAAATCTATCCAGGACAAAATAGATAGTGCAGGTTTGCAAGCTCAGGCTAATTTGGAACAAGAACGACTTTTAGAAGCTGCTCGAATTGCTGAGCGAGATAAGCAACAAGAACTTGCTAAAAAAGAGCAAGAGTTAAAGCACAGGGAGCAAGTTTTAGAAAAGCGTGAAACTGGAGACACACAAGCTTTATCACAGCAACTTGAAGAAGAGCGGATAAAAAATAAAGCATTAGAAAATCAAAATGCAAATATTGCAAATACTGGAGAATCTAAAATTGAAGGAATCATAGAGAGAATTGAAACGTTTGAAATGAAGATTGAACCAAATAAAAATTATTCTGGAAAATCAGTATTGAATGTTCTAAATAAAATAAAGGAGCTATTACATGGCTAATCAAACACCAACTCAAGTCGTACTTAAAAGTGATGCTGCAAAAAGAAAATTCGAAGAAGTATTAGGTAAGAAAACAAATGGTTTTGTTGGAAGCCTCCTTAGTTTGGTAGGCTCTACAAATTTAAAAAATGTTGATTCAAATAGTGTGATGACAGCAGCGATGAAAGCTGCAACGTTAGATTTACCGATTGAACCTAGCTTGGGGTTTGCTTATGTTATTCCTTATGGGAGAGAAGCACAGTTCCAAATTGGCTATAAAGGTCTTATCCAGTTAGCAATTAGAAGCGGTCAAGTGACAAAACTTAATGCTGGCCCTGTATATGAAAATCAATTTATAAAATATGACAATTTGTTCGAAGAATTAGAGATTGATTTTACAATACCAAAAGGGACAGAAATAGCCGGATATTTCGCAAGTATGGAACTGATAAACGGTTTTAGAAAAGTTATTTACTGGGACAAAGAACAAGTACTGGCCCATGGTAAACGATTTTCGAAATCATTCAGTCGTTCATCTAGTCCATGGCAAACAGACTTTGATGCAATGGCAACAAAGACAGTATTAAAAGCAATGCTTAGTACATATGCTCCTCTATCAACAGAAATGCAGCAAGCAATTGTAGCAGATAATGAATCAGCAACTCATAAAGATGTCACTCCTGATGTGACTGATGATTTGGTATTGGAAGCTGTAGAGGAAACAAAAACTGATGTAATTGAAGAACAAGGGGCTCCAGAAGCACCACAAGAAGCTACTAAACCAGAAACATACGAAGAATTACCCTTGCTTTAAAACCTATGAGCAAACTGCAGTCCTCAAAAATCCTACGCAGTAGAATTAGAAATAATTCAACTTTAAGCAAAACTACCTTGGGCGGTGGTTTCGTATTTAGTCAAAGCTGGAGGGTGGCGGAACGAGCCGTAAAGTCAATGAGTATTTAGTGTTTACACATAACCACTCATCGCCAGCTTTTAATTTGAAAATGAAACTTGAAATTAATATAGAAGAAAGGAGCAAAATGCAAAGGATTAAGCGAAAAAAAGCAGCGAATAACTTCACGATTTTGAGCAATGAGTTTTTACGTGATGAAAACCTTTCTCTTAAAGCAAAAGGCCTGCTTGCTTATATATTAAGTCTTCCTGATGATTGGAAAATATATTTTGAAGAAATCGAGAAACATCATAGAGACGGGAAAGCTTCACTTAGAAGCGCTTGGAAAGAGCTTGAATCTAATGGCTATGCAAGAACTTTACGCAAAACTGACCCAGAAACTAAAGCCGTTAAAGAGTGGTACAAGGAAGTATCGGACTTCAAAAAGCCAGATTCCGATTTCCCAGATGTGGCTTTTCCAGATCTGGCTTTCCCAGATGTGGGAAATCAGCAGCTACTAAATACTAATATACAAAACACTGAAAAACAAAATACTGATAATAAAAAAACTACTACTCTCTCTGACGAAAATAGTGGTCTTTTCCAAAAACTTTCTGACATTTATCAAGAAAATTTTGGAATGGCAAGTTCTCTTATTATAGAAAATATCAAATATGACTTAGAGGATTTTGGATTTGATTTAGTTAAAGAAGCAATGACAAGGGCTGCTTTAGATAAAAAAAGCTATCGTACAGCACAAAATATTTTAAAAGATTGGCAACGTAAAGGAGTTAAGACTCTACAAGATGTCGAAGCTGATGATGTTAATTTTAGAAATCGTAATCAAAAAAGTTACTCTAACGCTGCTAAAAAAGTGTTCAAACCTGCCCCAAACTGGTCTAATCCTCAAACTAAAAAGGATAGGCAATATATGACCGATGAAGAAGTGGAGGATTTAATTAATGGCTTGGGGAATCCCTAAAAGTGCATTTGATAAAGAACTTGCGGAATATTTCTTGAGTTTTGTTCCGGGAGTAACTTATCAGCAGTTTGTAAGATACGTCAAATGGGCCCATGAGAAAGAAATTGTAATGAACCCAGTGACTTTTATTGCATCGGTTAAGAAAATCAGCAATGAATCAGCAACTGAATTAATGATTTATGGAGAAGCAAGTGAAGTTCCAACAAACTAAAAAGTCAAAATATGGGGCAAAGAAAACAACGGTTGATGGCATTGTATTTGATAGCAAAGCTGAATCAATCTACTATTTGCAACATAAAAATGATGAACGGATGACCATGCAAGAGAAGTTTGTTCTCATGGATAAATTCAGACTGAACGGAAAACTTTATAGAGAAATAGCTTATAAAGCGGACTTTGTTTTCAGAAATGAAGCTAACGAAATTATCAAAGTTGTCGATGTAAAAGGCATGGTTCTACCTGAATTTAAAATAAAAGCAAAATTATTTGCTAACAGATATGGAATTCCAATAACAATTGCTAAGAAAGTAGCAAGAATGAATATGTTCGAGGAGAGCGAGATATGACAGCATTCAGAATCATACCAACTGTTAAATTGTTTAACTTAGCTAAGAAAGCAAGATATGACGGTTATGGAAGTAATTCGGTTTATATCACAGTTCGGACTAAAGGAAGCCATGAACTGGTTGAAATTTATCGAGATATTAAATCTGTTTTCAACAACGGAAGAGACATGACTTGGAATCAACTGTTTAATTTTATGGATAAGCAACTGACAGAATCATTAGTTGTGTTTGAATAGCTCTAATTCATGAAAATTACGGTTACATTGAGCGCTTAAGGCATTTCATGGATAATTTATCACGAACAAGCTAAAAGCGCTTAGAAGCTAAAATATGAGGTGTTATTATGACAAATCAAAAATAAAAGAATGTCCTAGATTTTAAAGACAAGGATATTTTGAAAAATCATAAAGTCGCTGACAAAGACGACAAATGTTTTCATGAGCAATGGAAAAATAAATTGAAGGAGCAGCTAGATGAAAACAAGAGCTGAACTTTTCGAGGAAGTTGATGAAAAATACGGTATAAGAACAACTGCAAATTTTCATTTCAACCCAAACCAAGAATTGACGGATGAAGAATATCAAAAACAACTTGATTTTTATAAAAAAATGTCTGAAATTATTTGGGATGATTTCGAAGATGATTAAAGTGATGATTTTTAAACGAATGAAGGAGCAGCTAGATGAAACTAAGCGAGATTGAACCAGTAGCCTATTTTATCGATTATACACATCAAGAAAAGCCAGTCTTTTTACAAAAAGAAATCGTGCATGATTTGAGAAATAAATCTGAAGATGGAGGGATTGTGAAATCTCTCCACACCGCATAGCAAATGCAAGAGTACGCAAAAGCGAAAGTGTTTGAAGCATTGAAAAAGTATGGAGTACAAGCAGAAGAATGGTCAGATCATGAAGCTGAGTTGGCTTATAAACAAATGACTAAATTTATTTTCGAGGAGGACACGAAAAATGACTAAGTTTGAAGAAGAATTGAAAAAGCTGCCAATAAAAATTATAGAGCATTCCGTTGGTTATACAAAATATTATAATGCTGCGAATGTGAAATCATTAATAGCGAAGGCAGACACAGAAATCGAATATCTCAAATCTAAACTTGAGCCCCAAGCCTTGCCAGTCGTACCTGGGTATGTGGCAGAATGGTATGAAGCTAATAAAGCGACTTTGGAATATTCAATTTATTCAATCCACGTTGACATGAGTGATTTGGAAGATACCGAATTAACCGATGTCCAAATTTGGTTTGACAATAGAAACAATAAATCACTTGAAACTATTTTTAAGATGAAAGATGGCTACATCATAGAAAAACCGAAGCTTTTTAGACTGAAATTAAGAAATACGGCAGATAGAAACCATTATTTGTGGTTAAATCGGGCAACAAATCGAATTTTTATTGATAAAAAGTTTCTCTATTGGACTAATCATGGTAATGTTAAAAACTCATTTACAGAACAAGAAATTTCTGAAATTTTAGACGGTGCTTTTGTAAACAACGAAGCATTTGAGCTTGTGCCTGTGGAGGACGGAGAATGAAAAAGTATATTACTTATTTAGCGAATGAACTATCAGAAGCTTCGATTAATGTTATTCAGTATCTAATTGTGGCATTTGCGTTAATTGTTTGTGTTTCACTATTCATCTTAGCTTTATTTATAGTGCCACACTCGTTTCAAGATATTGTAGCAAGTGTCATTAAATATAGAGCAATAACAATTCTTGTAATTGCATTGATAATTCTTGTAATTGCCATCTTATCGACGATATTTGACTTTGTTAAGACGTCTATTACTTATTTTAAAGGAGCTAAGAATGACTGAAACAAAAAAAGAGCGCATCCATCGTGAAGCGCCAGATAATTTAATTGGAAACTTTGATACAAGCGAAACTCTGACTGTAACGATGCCTATCAAAGAATTTGACAAACTTGAAAAGTTAGCACTTTCAGCTCACACTGACAAACTTTCGGTTGAAAGACTCCAAGAACACTTGTTGCCTTATAAAAAAGAAATGGTTCAAAAAATTATAGATGAAAAAATGCAGTTAGTGACTGCAGATGAATTTGTAAAACTTCACAAAGAATCTTTAACTGCTATACGAGAAAACGACAAACTCCAAGAACAGCTTAAGACTGCGAAAAAGGCACTGACAGAAGAAATAGAATCAATAGAAAAATATCTTGATAAACATGGAATGTCATCTTATGGTTCCAATACTCGTCAAGCTTATCTTGAGGGATTAAAAAAAGCACTCGCAGCGATTGGAGGGGGAGAGGATGAGTAAAGATTGGATTGGAAATAAAGCTGCAACTTTTGCAACTCTTGGAGCCAGTAATCATAGTAAAGGCGAGCGAGAAGTAAATGATTATTACGCTACAGAACCAAAAGCAGTTGAATTATTGTTAGAAAAAGAAAAGTTTAGCTCGATTATATTAGAACCTTCTTGCGGAGAAGGTCACATATCCCAAGTTCTTTTGAATAGTGGTCATGCAGTAAAAAGTTCAGATTTAATCAATCGAGGATTTGGTGAGGTGAAGGACTTTTTCGAAATTGATGAGTTTTGTGGAGATATTATCACAAATCCGCCTTATAAAGTCGCTCTCGATTTCGTGAAACATTCTATTGCCATTATTCCTGAAGGCAATAAGTAGCCATGTTCCTAAAACTACAATTTCTTGAAGGTAAAGCAAGAAAAGAATTTTATAAAGAAAATCCACCCAAAAAGATATACGTAGCTAGTGGTAGATTGAACTGTGCAAAAAATGGAAAATTTGAATGATTAAAAAATGGTATTTGTCAACACCAATGAATGGTAAGACAGAAAAAGAAATACAGGCAGCGCTGCAGCGTGGGATTGGTTGGGCCAATAATCGCGGGGAGTATTATCATAACCCGTATAACCCAGCTAATGCAAAATTTACTGAAGGTAAAGTATTAGATCCTAAACCTATAAAAATGCTATCAAAAGCAATTGCTCCAATGGATTCATGCGACGGTGTCTTATTTATTGGCAGTTATGAGGAATTAAGAAAAAGCCGCGGATGTCAGGTTGAAATTAATATTGCTGACTTATACGGCTTAGAGGTACTGACTATTGATTGAACTAAGCAAGATTTACAATGAGGACTGTTTAGAAGGCATGAAGCGAATCCCTGATGGTTCTGTAGATATGATTTTGTGTGATTTGCCTTATGGAACAACATCCAATAAATGGGATAGCATATTGCCTTTTGATAAGCTTTGGGAACAATATGAAAGAGTGATAAAAGAAAATGGCGCAATAGTTCTATTTGGACAAGAGCCTTTCTCTAGTCATTTGAGATTGAGTAACCAAAAACTATATAGATATGATTGGATATGGGAAAAGTCTCAAGGAGCTAATTTTATGCTTGCCAAAAAACAGCCAATGAGATTGTTTGAAAATATATCGGTATTCTACAAAAAACAATCTAAGTATTTTCCTGAAATGGAAAAAGGAGAGCCTTATATTTCTGGAGGTGGCACGGCAGGAGCTAATTTTAGTAATGTTAAAAAAACACGAACAATAAATACAGGAAGCAGATATCCTAGGAGCATAATTAAATTCGGAACTGGAGATAAGTCAAAATATTGTCACCCAACACAAAAGCCTGTTCCTTTATTTGAATATCTTATAAAAACTTATACAAGTAGAGGTGATGTTGTACTTGATAATTGTATGGGTTCAGGGACAACAGCAATTGCATGCTTAAACACTGAGCGAAAGTTCATTGGATTTGAAACTAACAAAGAATACTATAACAAGTCGCTGCAGCGTATCAAAAATAATGTGACACAGCTAGATTTATTTGAGGATATTGCAGAATTACCGACAAACTAATATCGCTGGTCAATGACTGGTGGGGAGGGATTGAATGAAACAAGAACCATTAGGAAATAAAAAAGTTTTAGTTGTTGGTCCAGGATTTAATAGAATGGACAAAAAAATACTAGAAGGAATGAATAAACTAGCAAAAGAGGCAGGATTGAATGAAATCAAACTGGAAGAAACAAAGACAAGCAACAAAAAAGCGACAAATTAAAAATATAAGAATCGTTAAATTCTATTTAGGGAGCGAATGCTGGCTTTATTACAAAGAGCTTGAAAAGAACTGTCCTGAATGCGGTTATATAATGGGTTACTATGAAAATTTTGATGATTGTTACTATTCGTGCAGTAGATGTGACTTTCGGGAAGAGGATTGAATGAAAAGCAATCTTGATTTAAAAGGAGAACTACTCGGATATATAGACATGGATTGTCCAAAGTGTAATAGGCACAGAGTTGAAAAATACGAAAACGGTGAGTTGCGTTGTGAAAAATGCGAGTGGAATATCACTTTACAAAAATATGAACCATGGGAATGGGAAGAAAGCGAGGACGACCAATGAAACTTTTGTGTAAGCTGTTCGGGCATAAGTGGGAGCCAGTGCCATTTACAATGACTAGAGATTACTGTGAGAGATGTTTTATCGAAAAAGAAAATCCTCACGGTTGTATTACTGGCAATTTCAACCGCTCAGACCTTGACGAGTCAGAGAACGTGCGAGGGGAGGAATGACAATGAACATAATATGTAAAGTAAAAGGGCATAGTTGGACCTTTGAAAATAAAAAACTACTCCGATTGCCATTTGGAAAGCACCACTGTGAGCGTTGCGGATTGTTATATAAATATAACGAATCAGAGCCTGATACATACGTTAAATGGCTTGATAAATATATGGATTGAGGTGGAGATGAAAGATAAGATTATTAAAGGGTTAATAAGAGGAACTTGTTTATCTGTCTTTTACCTCATATTTGATTACATTTCAAGAAATTGGGGATTAGTTGAAACTAGGCAATTCCTTTATATCCTGATTATGATTCTCTATTTATTTGGGAAAGATTGAACGCAAAAAAAACCCGCTGGGAACGGGCTTCGTTGAAAGAATTTCTAACTTAATTATACCACAAAAGGAGAATTTGATTAATGGCAGATAAGTTAGATAGAATTATTGGAGATTACATTAATGGCAGACTTGAAGCCAGAATAAAATCAATTGAAAGCAGATATCTTTATAAGCAAAAAGTAGATAACTTAGGCATTCGTACAGCTTATTCTGGTGGTTCTGAACAATTAAGCCATGTTATTAATCAGGAAAAGCTTGAAAGTGATGAAGAATATCTTAAACTCAAGGAACAACTAGAGATATTAGACTTCTGGTTTAAGCCTCTGATTCCTGATGAAAAAAGAGTTATTGAACTAAAGTATAGTGGTTATGCTGGATTGTACTGGTACCAAGTAATGCAATATTTAGATATCGAAGGAATTGAAGATATTGGCTTGAAAAAAGCTAAGACGATATTCTACAAATTTAGAAATGACATTTACCGACAAATGCAACACTGTTTTTAGGGCATATTTTTGGACAAAAATTGGCACGAAATTGCCTAAAATTGGCACCTCAACCCTTGTTTTTGCTGATATACTTGTATTATGAAGTAAAAGGCAAAAGCACAAATTTCGGAAAAGTAAGGTTGAATTTGCTTCATAAGCTTGTCAGGGTTCGACTCCCTGACTTGCTATTTTATTACAGGTTGTCCAACGGACAGCCTTTTATTGTTGGTGAAAGGAGGAAATTTAGAATGTCTGAAACTGGTACAAAACCAAACGAATATAGGCCAACAAAAGCTGAAAAAAAGTTGCTTGAAGCCTTGATAAATCCGGAAAATATGGGACTTAATGTTGAGGACTTGTGTGCGGTTGCTAAAATTAGCAAAAACACATATTACGTGGCTATGAAAAAACCAGAATTTGTAAAGCTGGTTAATGAAACGACACTTGAATTAGTCAAAGGGAAAGTATCAGATGTTCTTAATGCCTCCTATCTATATGCATTGACAGAGAAAGGATTTCAAGACCGTAAAATCTTACTACAAATGGCTGGTTTATTAGTCGAGAAATCTGAAACTACTGTTAATGGTAAACTTAATATTAATAATCCATATGAAAATCTGACAGAAGAAGAGCTTAGAAAGTTGGCGAGTCGTGATGGATAAAATAGCGCTAGGGGCAAAAATTGAGCTGTCCAAGCGCTTTTTCTTTGATTACTGTAATCTCATTATGCCAAGCTTTTATAAACGTGATAGGGCTTATTTAGTGACAATGTGTGAAGAGTTTCAGTCATTTCTAAATGATGATGAGCATGATGTTTTAGTTTTAAATCTTCCGCCACGTCACGGGAAGTCTCTCACACTTGGTAAGTTTGTAGAGTGGGTGCTTGGTAATGATCACACGAAAAAAATTATGACTGGTTCATATAACGAAACTTTATCTACAGTCTTTTCTAAAAATGTCCGTAATACACTCCAAGAAGAAAAAGCAGACGAGAACAAAATCGTTTACTCTGATATTTTCGATGCTGCAATTAAGTATGGAGATGCTGCGAAAAACCTTTGGAGTTTGTCAGACGGCTATAATAACTATTTGGCAACCTCTCCAACAGGTACTGCAACAGGTTTCGGTGCTGACATTATTATTATTGATGATGTTATCAAGAATGCTGAGGAAGCCAACAATGCGACTGTCTTAGAAAAGCACTGGGAATGGTTTGTTAATACTATGCTTTCACGTTTAGAATCAGGCGGCAAAATTATAATTAATATGACTCGCTGGCATAGTGAAGACTTAGCTGGTCGAGCTTTGCGTGAACTGCCTAAGAATGGCTATCGAGTAAAGCATATTAATTTTAAGGCTTTCAACGAACAAACAAGTGAAATGCTTTGTGATGATGTTCTGACTCTTGAAGATTATAAGCGCAAAGTAAAAACTATGGGAGCTGATATTGCCAGCGCCAACTACCAGCAAGAACCGATTGATGTCAAAGGTCGATTATATAGTGAGTTCCAAACTTATAATGCTCGTTCAGAGTACAAAAAGATTTGGAATTACTGCGATACTGCAGATACTGGGAAAGACTATCTCTGTTCGATTGTGTGGGGCGAAACTTCAGACGGATTTGCGGATGTACTAGATATTATTTACACTCAAAAGCCGATGGAATACACAGAAAATGCAGTGGCCAATCAATTAATTAATAATAGAGTGAATGCATCAAGAATCGAACGCAACAATGGCGGTCGGTCTTTTGCTCGTTCTGTCAGAGATAAGATTCAGGGGAAAGTTGCTTGTGCTGTGGAAGATTTCTTCCAAGGAAATAATAAAGAAGCTCGAATTTATTCCAATAGTTATTGGATAGAACAGCATGTTCGATTTCCGAATGACTGGCGGACTCGTTTCCCAGAATACTATCAAGCAATGACAACTTATCAACGTGAAGGTAAAAACAAACACGATGATGCGCCGGATGCAACAACTGGGATTGCTGAGACAATGACTTCGAATAGAAACAGCAAGGTTGACGTTGAAAAAACAATTAATAAATTCAAAAAATTAGGATTGTAGAGGTGATAATGTGGAAGAATTCGTTGATTTATTGGGTAAGGAGCGTTTTGATAAAGAGGCAAATCTTGTCTATCGTGTTCCAGTTGACATGCTACCAAAAATCAAAATGTTAGACAAAAGTACTGAAAAAGTTGAAGAAGTTATTGATTTTGAGCATGAAGATATGCAGAAATTAATTATTGAGTTTATAGAACATCACAAATCAAAACAAGTCCCTAGATTAAAGCAATTAAAACGCTATATGCTGGCAGACAATAATATCAAGTATCGGCCACCAAAGCCTAATGGTCGTTCAGACAATCGTATTGCAAGTGACTTTGCAAACTTCATTGTTTCATTTAAACTGGGAGTTCTTTTAGGAAACCCTTTGAAATATACTGGGGATAAAGCAATCACAGATAAGATCGAGCAGTTTTCTAGCCAAACAAATGAAGATTATCATAATCAATTAATGGGGTATGATGCCTTTGGTTTTGGCCGTGCTTATGAATGGATTGGTCGTGACGAGTTTGGGAAAGAAACTTTGGCAAAATTCAATGTTGAACAGACTTTTGTTATTTATGACAACACAAAGGATAGAAACTCAATCTGTGGCGTTCACTATTATGAGGATAAGTTTTTAGACAAGCAATGGACACGTATAGAACTCTACACCAATACAGGGTTCAATTACTTCTTCGGAGCAGAAAATAATAATCTGACAGAAGCAAAACTTGAAGAAAATGGAATTGTAGAAAGTTACTTTGATACCGTTCAAATAAATGAATGGATTAATAACGAAGAAAGATTAAGTGATTTTGAAAATGTACTTGATTCTATTGATGCCTACGATTTATCTCGTTCAGAAATGGCAAACTTTCAACAAGATACTTCTGAGGCTTACTTAGTTATTAAAGGTAATCCTGATACCGGCCAAGATGAAACGGGAGACAACAGTAAATTAGAACTATTTAAAGCGATGCAAGAAGCAAGGATGCTCGTTTTAGGTGATAAAAAGATTTATGAAGGCGTTGCCGGTGCCGAACCATATGCATACTATTTGAAGAAAGAATATGATGTTCAAGGTATAGAAGCCAATGATAGCCGAACAGTTGCCGATATCTTGCGTTTCACTTCATTGATTGATTTTACTGACGAAAATATAGGCTCCAATCAATCAGGTATTGGATTCCGTTTTAAAGGGTGGGGGTCTGATAATGACCGCAAAAATAAAGAGAGAATGGTAAAAAAAGCGCTCATGCGAAGATTGCGATTGCTCACTCATTCTTGGAGTGTTAAAGATAATCTAACTCAATCTAACAAATTGGTTGATAAATTTAAATCCATATTTACCAATGATGAGAGCCAAAAAGAAAATTTATACAACAAAATTAATGAAGTACAGATCAAGTTTACCCCTAACGTTCCACAATCTGATGAAGAAATCATGACTGTTATTTCTGGTATGAATGGCATTGTTTCGGATGAAACACTTTGTCAAATGGCTGAAAAACTTACAGGCGTTTCAGCAGATGAAGAGCTTAAGAGGTTGAAAAAGCAAGATAGTGAAACATCTATCTTTGACCAGGACAAGCAATCTAGTGAAAAGGGAACTGTAATTCCTGAAACGAATGAGGAGTAACTTATGAAAACTCCTGATTACTGGAAAAAACGTGAGAAAGCATGGCAAGAGCAACAAATCAAAGATGATACCAAACGCATGAAACAAATCATGGATAAACTATTTGAAGCTCAAGAAACCATCCAAAAAGAAATCAATGCCAACTGGCAGAACTTTGCGAATGGTCAAGGGATTTCTATTAGTGAAGCCATGAAACGTGCGGATAAGATGGATGTTAAAGCATTTGCCAATAAAGCTAAGAAATACGTAGAAGAAAAAGACTTTTCACATCAAGCAAATCAAGTATTGAAACTTTATAACTTGACCATGAGAGTGAATCGTTTAGAACTCCTGAAAGCAAATATTGGTCTGGAGCTTATTTCTGTATTTGACGACTTGGATAAATATTTCTCAAAGAGTTTGACTGGCGCAGCTCTTACAGAATTTGAAAGACAAGCCGGAATTCTTGGTTTAAGTGTTCCAAAGAAAGGGTATAACAGTTTAGTTGAATCAGTGTTAAATGGAAGTTATAAAGTCGAAGGATTTGCCAGTTTTTCAGACAAGCTTTGGCAATATCAATTTGAATTGAAAGCTGACATTGAAAAACTTCTTATTCGTTCAGTAACTGGTGGAATCAATCCAAAGGCACTGGCCCCACAACTTAAAAGGCTAATGACTGAACAAGGAAAGCTTAATGCGACTTACAACGCACAACGATTGCTTGTGTCGGAAACAACACGAGTTCAGACAGCTATTCAAGAAGAAAGCTATAAAAAAGCTGATATTGAAAGTTATGAATATATTGCTGAACCGTCAGCTTGTCCTATCTGTGGAGCATTGAATGGTAAAATATTCAAGCTTAAAGATATGTCTCCTGGTATTAATGCACCTAACATGCATCCGTTCTGTAGATGCAGCACAGCACCGCATGTTGACGATAAAGGTTTCTGGGATGATTTACTTGATAGAAAAGTAATCAACCAAGACGAATACAAGCAAGCATTTGATGACAGGGCAGAAGCTGACAAAGTGATTTAAGAATTGCGCAGAAAAAGAAAAGGAAATAAAAAATGAAAGATGAGTTTTACAATGAAATTAAAATTGATAGTGGATTAATCGTTAACGGAAAAGAGCTGAAGCATTTAAAAAATATCGAAATTAAATCAGGCTTGGATAATCTTTCTGAAATTACAGTAACCTTTTATGGTAAGATTGACGGCCTAGATAACCTCAAAGAAAACAAGGAATTATATTCTTTTAAACCTTCAGGAGAAGTTAACGGTAAATCGATTAAAAGAGGAGAAATTCGTTAAATGTACTTGCGTTTGCCACTGACAGGCGTTTTTCTTGTCAATAATTTTGTTATACTATATCTAAATAAGCGATAGGAGTATAGTATGAATAAAGAAATTAAAGATAGTTTTTTGGAAGGTATTTTGGAAGCAAGTAAAGATTTTGCAAAAGATAAGATTAAAGAAAATGTTCCATCATTAATTCAAAATGGAACGTTACAAATTGGTACAGAAATATTAGGAGGAGCAATGGTTGATACAATACCCGTAGTTGGTAGAATTTTGACCAATTACTATACTAAAAAGCAACTTCATAATACAGAAGTGTTATTATCGGAGCTTTCCAAGAGGGTTGAAGAAATTGAAGAAAATCTATCATCAAAAACAGATGGTGAAAAAGTAGCATTAAATGATTTAATGGGCTATGTCTATGAGAAAGCTATTCAAACAATTCAGGATGAAAAGATTTCATATATGCTTGATGGTTATATAAATTTAACAAAGATAGAAAATGTTTCTGCAGATATTACTTATATTTATTATGATACTTTGGATCAGCTTACAATATTAGATTTGAGTGTTTTAAAATTCTTTTTCAAAAAACAAGTTTATTTTGAAAATATCGATGGCTATGATAATTATAAGGAATTAATGAAGGATTTTGGAATTGAGGATCATCAATTCCAGGCAGTAGAGAAAAACTTATATAGAATGTCACTATTAGATGACGGTGGCGAGGATGATACTGATAAATATTTCAAAAATTGCATGAAGCAAATGAACGATAACTTTAAACTATTAAACTCTTATGCTTCAAAAGGAGATGCTAGATTATTAAGAAATATAAAAGAAGTAAAGCCTTATAGAACAAGAGAGCATCTAAGAATTTCCCAATTTGGGAGAGACTTTGTGAGATTTTTTGTGAAAATACAATAATAATTATAAAACCCTTGGTATTCCACGGGTTTTTCTTATGTCCAAGCATTGAAGACATAAAAAGCTATGGAAGTGCAAGCATTTATCCACGTTAAAAGATATGGAAGGAGCATCAAAATGAAACATAAACAACTTTTACCACTTAATTTGCAGCACTTTGCAGAGGGTGGACAAGGAGATGAGGGTGGAGTGGGGACTGGCCAAGAAACTCCCCCTGAATTTAATGCTGACAGTCTGACTGATGAACAAGTGGCATCTATTAAAGAGAAATTTGGATTCAAAGATGATAATGATGTTAACTCGATTATTAACTCCAAATATTCTCGCTGGAAACAAGAACTTAATGAAAAACAAGATGAAGCTGCAAAATTAGCTGCTATGGATGAAAAAGAAAAAGCAGACTATGAAAAGCAACAACTTAAAGACAAAATAGCTGACTATGAGCGCAAAGAACAATTGGCTGAAATGTCTGAAACAGCTAGTGGCATGTTGTCAGATAAAGGGATTCAACCCACTAAAGAAGTTTTATCAATTATTGTATCAGAAGATGCAGATAAAACTTCCGATAATGTGAAATCTTACATTGCGGCAATTGAACTAGAGAGGAAAAACATCAAAGCAGATTTTGAAAAACGCCTAGGAGGAAAAATTCCGCTAGAAGGTGGTTCAACTTCGACACTCTCAAGAGGTGCGCAAATGGCAAAAGCAGCTAACGATCAAACCAAAAAGCCCGAGAATGACCCTTGGGCAATGAAATAGGAGGGACGTAAATGGTATACGTACAAAAAGCACAAACTTACAAAGAAATTAATTTTCTAAAATCACAAAAATTTTTATCATTCACAAAACAAGTGGATTATAAAACTACAGGAGTTAAGGATGGGGTGTTACCAGCTGGTTCAATTTATCCAGCTAATGATGCAACAGCAGAAGGAGTCACGATTAATGATGTAGATGTTTCAAAAGGTGCACAGCCAGTTGGAGTCATTGTAGATGGGCACATCTTGATTGAACGTTTGCCTGTTAAACCATCAGATGCAGCTCAAACAGCAATGCGTGAAGTTAAGTTCTATGACGCAAGCGGCAAATTACCGGCTGCTTCAGCACCAACAGAATAAGTAAGAAATAGGAGAACAAATAAATGGTTAATATTGCAGAGTTATTTTCACAAAAAAATGTCCTTGATTACGTAGGTAATCGCCAAGCTACTCCTTTATTGGGAGAAACACTTTTCCCAGCTCGTAAAGTCCAAGGGTTAGAATTCGATATCTTAAAAGCGGGTACTCGTATTCCAACTATCGCAAGTGTACATGCATTTGATACAGAGGCTGAAATTGCTTCTCGTGTCGCTTCACGCAGCGCTCAAGAATTGGCTTTCATCAAACGTAAAATTCAACTTAAAGAAAAAGATCTCATTGCTTTACGTAATCCACGTACTGCCGAAGAACAACGTTTCTTGGAGCAAGAAGTATATAACGATGTTTATTCAATGGTTTCCTCAGTCAATGCCCGTGTCGAAAAAATGCGTATGGAAGTATTGGCGAACGGAACAGTAACACTTGATGAAAATGGGCTTGATCTCGTAGTTGATTATGGTGTGCCTGACGAACATAAAGCAAATGTGGATTTTGCCGCTTCAGGAACTGATATTATTGGTTTATTGACTACTTGGGCATCTTCGCTTGATACAATGCCTACTCGTATTCTTACCTCTACTAAGGTTCGTAATGCAATCTTACAAAATGCTGGAATCAAAGGGTACTTCAAAGATGCAGGCTTACTTCCAACTGCCGGTACTTTGAACCAAGTGCTTCAACAATTCGGTTTGCCTACTATTGCTACTTACGACGCCAAGTATTACAAAGAAAATGCGCAAGGCGTGTTGGTTAAAGAGCGTTATTTCCCAGAAAACAAACTGGTTATGTTTGGAGCAGAAAACCCAGGGGAATCAATCTTTGGTGTAACTCCAGAAGAATCTCGTTTGCTTGCTGGTGGTTCAAACGACTACACAATTGGTAATGTATTTGCGACTGTTTATGAATCAGGACTTGATCCAGTTGGAACATGGACTAAAGCTGCGGGTACTGCTTTACCAAGTTTCCCAGAAGCAGATAATGTATTCCAAGCTACAGTACTAGCAGAAGGATAATAAAGTATGGAAAAAATAAAAATTTTGAAAGCTTTTACTGACATTAGAACAAAACAGTTGTATCGTGTTGGTCAAGAAGTAGAAGTTGCCGAAGAACGAGTGAAAGAAATTGAAGATAACCTAGAAGCATTTGGTGGAGGTTATTTTGAAGTTCTTGATGATACCAAGTCTAAGGCGGATGAAACGAAACCAAAGAAAACAGCTAAGAAAAAAGGGTAGTCCAATGACTATCCTTTTATTTTGAGAGGAGCAGACTATGGATGACATTCTAGCAGAAGTAAAGCGTTCTTTAGAAATCGAATCTGATGAAAAGCTCGATTCGCAACTCAAAGACTTTATAAATAGAATATCTAAACAATTATGTGTACGCTTGGGTTTTTTAACTAAAGTTCCTGATGATTTAAATTATATTGTCGTTGAATGTGCAATTAAACGTTTCAACCGTAAAGGTAATGAAGGTATGGCTTCCTACGCTCAAGAAGGAGAAACGATTTCTTATGGAAATCTTCTAGATGAGTTTATGGATGATATTGTTGCATATAAGGAAAATGAAAAGTCAAAATGTGTTCCACGTCGTGGGGTAATGACAGTAATATGAGATATGATAAAAAAATTATTTTTGTTACTGAAACTGGAGGAGGATATGATCCTGAATTAGGGGAGCATATAGAACCAACGATTGTTAAGACTAAAAAAATGGCTAATATTACTGATTTAGGAACTGAGCGTTCCAAAGTATTATTCGGTGATGTTAAACAAGGAGCGAAAGTTGTTCGTTTGTTGAGACCATATCTAAAAAATTGGGACTTTGTTTTGATTGGTAATGACAAATACAAGATTGTTACTGGTCGGCAATTACGATTAAAAAACACTTTTATTTTGCAGGAGGTAAGTCAATGAAATCGAGCTTATCTTTTAAAGGAATTGACCAGCTTGTGAAGCATTTGGATAAAGCAGCTTCTTTAAAGGATGTTCAACAAGTTGTGAAGTCTAACACTTCAAAAATGACAGCAAATATGCAGAAACTTGCTCCGGTTGACACAGGATATATGAAACGATCCATAAAAATGGAGTTAACAGAGGGTGGATTCAGCGGACAAGCTGGACCACATACAGATTATTCTGCTTACGTTGAATATGGAACTCGTTTTCAATCTGCTCAACCTTTTGTAAAACCAGCTTACAATGAGCAAAAAGGCGTATTCATTAAAGATTTAGAAAGGTTGCTGAAATGATTAAAACTCGAGACCAATCTATTTTTGATGAATTGTTCAAACAAGTTCAAGCCTTGGGTTATACCGTTTATGATTATAAGCCGATGAATGAAGTGGGCTATCCATTTGTTGAACTGGAGAATACTCAAACGATTCATGAACCAAATAAAACGGATATCAAGGGGACAGTAAGTCTTTCATTATCTGTTTGGGGCTTACAGAAGAAACGCAAGGAAGTTTCTGACATGGCAAGCAATATATTTAATCAAGCATTGAATATAAGTGCCACAGATGGTTATTCTTGGGCTTTGAATCTACAAGCAAGTACCATTCAAACGCTGGACGATACAACAACAAATACACCTCTTAAAAGAGCGTTGATTAACTTAGAATTTAGACTAAGATAGGAGATTTAATATGGCAGAATTAACAGCCAAACAGGGTAAGGATATTATCTTACTCTATCGTTTGCTTAGTAAAGCAACAGAAGAAGCCGCTTGGAAACTTGCTTTCCAAACAGAACACTCGAATGAAAAAACTCGAGATTACAACACCACGGCTACCAAAGATGGCCCGATCGGGGCTCTTGCGGAAGTTGAATATAGTTTGTCTGCCACATCTATTGCAGCGAATGGTGACCCACATCTTGACGAAATGGACCAAGCATTTGACGATGCAGCAATTCTTGAAGTTTGGGAGATTGATAAAGCTGAAAAAGGAACTGACGGGGAAAACAAAGACAAGTACAAAGCGAAATATCTTCGTGCTTATCTTACAAGTTTCTCTTATGAACCTAATTCAGAAGATGCGCTGGAACTAAGCTTGGAATTTGGAGTGTTTGGTAAACCACAAAAAGGATATGCCACACTCACTGATGATCAAGCGGATGTTGTTCAGTATGTCTTCAAAGATACAGTAAAAGAGACCACACCCTAATGGCCCCGTAGTCGGTCAAGCGACCGTAGGGGACGCTGAATTATAAACAACGAGTTAAAAGAGAGCTGAGTCTCTCTTTTATTTTTTTAAGGAGAATTCAAAATGGAATTAACAATTAATGACAAACTATACACTTTTACTTTTGGTTACCGATTCATTAAGGAATTGAACAAAAAATACAAGGTTATAGAACAAGGAATGCAGCTAAAAGCTGGATTGGATAATGCTTTGATTAATTTCTTTGGTGGAGACATTGAGACCTTGGTTGAAATGTTGCTCTTGGCAAATGGAACTGAAACACCTCGGGTCTCTGAAAAAGCGATTGTTGAACTTATTGAAGCCGATGGCAGTGATCCTCTCTTTGATTCAGTTCTTGATGAATTAAAAAAGTCGGCATTTACAAAGAAAAAGACAGAGGAATTCGAGAAGAGAATGATGCAAAATCAATAATCATTGATTTCGATTCCCTTTATGAAGAAGTTCAGATTAATTGCTTACGTTATCTTGGAATGACTGACTTGAAAGACATTGAACGTATGACTATTTCAGAATACGAGTTACGTTTTAAGGCTTACAGGTTGAAAAAGCTAGATGAGCAAGAATTAATCCACCGGCAAGCGTGGGCGAATTGGCAAGTTCAAGCAACCAAGCAACAAGGTAAAAAACAAGTTCCTGTTTACCCAACATTCAAGAAATTCTTTGATAAGAGAAAATTTGAGAATGAAATTCTTGGGATTAAAAACTCGGATAGTAAGTTTAACCAGGACAGCAAATTAATTAACTTGATGAAAAAAGCAAATAAGTAGGAAGGAGGAAATATGGAAACTTATAGTGTTGAAGCTATTCTGAGTGCGATTGATAAGAACTTTGTATCAACCATGAAGAGTGCTGATGGTTCAATGGGAACACTGGACAAGAACACACAAAATACAAATACTTCTATCCTAGATATTGCAAAGGGTGTTGGGGTTTTTAAAGTTGTTGATTCTGCGATTGGTGTGGTAAAAAGTTCATTGGACGGTGCAATTAACCGTTTTGATACGTTAAACGCCTATCCGAAAGTAATGGCTCAAATGGGCTATTCTACTGATGATGTTTCTAAATCTGTTACTATCTTGAAAAAAGGTGTTGATGGCTTGCCTACTTCACTTCAAGATTTAACCAAAAGCGCTCAAAGTTTTGCAATTTTAGAGAAAAGCGCCACTAAAGGTGCTGAAACTGCAACAGCTTTGAATGATGCTTTCCTTGCTTCTGGAGCAAGTGCAGCAGATGCCAGCCGTGGGGTTGAACAATATAGCCAAATGTTGTCAAGTGGTTCAGTTGACTTGCAAAGTTGGAAAACTTTACAAGAAACAATGCCTTATGCCTTGACTCAAGTTGCTAAATCCTTTGGGATTACAGGTAAAAGCGCTGAACGAGATTTATATAAAAAATTAAAATCCGGCGATATTACCATGGAACAACTTAACAAGCGTTTTGTAGAGCTAGACACTAGTGCGAATGGATTTGCACAAACTGCAAGAACGGCATCTGGTGGGATTGGTACATCATTCACTAATATGCGTAATGCCGTAGTAAATGGCATGGCAAACACAGTAGAAACAATTAACAACGCTTTGAAAGATGCAGGGTTAAAAAATGGTATTTCTACACTTTTTGATGAAGGTAAGCAAGCGATTATCAAAGGTTTTGCGGTATTTAATCAGATTGTAGCTACTGCGATTCCGCCGATAGTTGCAACATTTAAAACTCTTTTTGATTTTATTGATCAAAACAAAGGTTGGTTAAAACCTCTATTAGTAAGTGTTACAGGAGGTATAATAGCTTTTAAAACTATTTCTGCAACAATTAAAGGTGTATCAACCGCTATAAATACATTAAAAACAGTGGGTGATGTTACAAGAGCGTTAACCGGAATTGCGAAAGGGAGTCAAGCCGCAGGTTATGGTTTGCAGATTATGGCTAAGGAAAGCAAAATAGCTGCTGCCGCTCAAAAAGTCCTTAATGTCGCTATGAAAGCGAACTGGGTTGTTATCATCATTTCAGCTATTATTGCATTAGTGACTGGTTTCATATACTTATGGAACACAAGTGAGGAATTCCGTAATTTCTGGATCGGATTATGGGAAGGAATCAAAAAAGCAGTTGATACTGCAGTAAAAGGAATCCAAAGCGCTTGGAATGCGACTGTCAAATGGTTCACGGATACTTGGAATAACATTAAAAACGGTGCCAAAGGACTTTGGGATGGAACAATCCAAGGTGCTAAAGATGCCGTTGATAGTGTTAAGAATGCTTGGAGCGGAGTAAAAGAGTGGTTTTCGAATCTTTGGAAAGGAACGACTAGTGGTCTATCTAGTGCTTGGGATATTGTAACAACAACCCTTTCACCATTTGTTGAGACAATCAAAACAATATTCCAGCCTATGCTTGATTTCTTTAGCGGGTTATGGGGACAAGTCCAAACAATCTTTAGTTCTGCTTGGGAAATTATAAAAACGGTTGTTATGGGACCAGTTTTACTACTCATCGATTTAATCACAGGGAACTTTAACCAGTTCAAAGAAGATTTATCAACACTTTGGCAAACGCTGTGTACTAATATCCAAACATTGGTTTCAACATTTGTTCAAATTGTTGTTGGTTATTTTACTGCTTGGGGACAAACCGTTTCTAACATCTGGACGACAGTTGTAAATACAGTTCAAAGTCTTTGGGGTGCTTTCACAACATGGGCCATTAATATGGCCATATCTATTGTTGATGGAATTGTTAATGGATGGAATTCATTCAAGCAAGGAACTATTGATTTATGGAACGCAACTATTCAATGGGTCAAGGACACTTGGGCTTCATTTAAACAGTGGGTTATTGATTCTGCTAATGCTATCGTTGATGGAGTTAAACAAGGTTGGGAAAATCTCAAACAAGGAACAATCGACTTGTGGAATGGTATGGTTGAAGGTCTCAAAGGAATTTGGGATGGTTTGAAACAAAGCGTGAGTGATTTGATTGATAAAGTAAAAACGACTTTTAACAATCTCAAAAATATCAACTTGCTGGATATTGGTAAAGCTATTATTGACGGATTTGTCAAAGGGCTCAAACAAAAGTGGGAAGATGGAATGAAATTTATTAGTGGTATTGGAGATTGGATTCGTGAACATAAAGGCCCAATTCGTGTTGATAGAAAACTTTTAACACCGGCAGGTAATGCGATTATGGGTGGTTTGAATACTGGGTTAACTGCTGGCTTCCGTGATGTTCAATCCAATGTTTCAGGAATGGGTGACATGATTGCCAATGCAATAAACTCAGACTATTCTGTGGATATTGGGGCAAATGTTGCGGCAGCTAATCGCTCAATCAGTAGTCAAGTTTCTCATGATGTGAACCTTAATCAAGGCAAACAGCCGGCTTTATTTAATGTAAGGCTTGGAAACCAAAGCTTTAAAGCCTTTGTGGATGACATTTCCAATGCACAAGGTCAAGCAATTAACTTAAATATGGAATTTTAGGAGGTAGAAGTGTACAAGTTTAGAGATACGACAAAACGGAAACATTATCGTAACCTTCCTTTTATTCCAACCAGTGCTATGAGTTATGATGGGACTTGGTTAGAGGAACTCATAGAAGGTTATCAGACGTTGACAGTTGAGGGACGAGAGATGTATTCTCTCAACTTTGAATCACAAGAAATGCAAGTGGGAGGAGTGATAACCAATGTTAAATATCCTTCTCGAGAGTTGACGATAAAATATAAGCTCGAGGATAGGGACCCTCGAGCTTTACAAGAAAAGTTTGATACCTTAAAGGCGTTCTTGATTCGTCAAGAAGATGTCCCTATTATTTTTCATGATGATTTGGAGTATACTTTTTATGGCCGTTTCCAAACTGCAGACAATGTGGCAGGAGATACTAATTCAATCATTTCAAGCTTTACTGTGCTTTGTAGTGACCCATTTAAACATGGAAAAACTCAAAGTGTAAAAAATAAGGTAGTTGAAATTTTACCTTATCCAGTTAAACCAGATAGGCTGTCATTTAAATTACTGACAGGGGGATTACTTGCGACTGATGGAAATTATCGCTTGAAATCATCACAGGCTAAAAAAGGCGACCTATTGGAATTTGATTTCCAATCAGGCAATACTTTTCTTAATGGAAAAGTAAACAATAACCTCTTAGACCTTGATTCTGATTTTAAAAATATCAGATTGACAACTGGAACAGATTTTTCAAGTTCAAACTATGAGTTAATGATTCAATATAGAAAGGCGGTACTTTAGTGAGTAATATCTTATTTTTAGATAAGATGCAACAAGTTATCAAAAGTTATGATTCCGATGAGTTTATAGAATGTGTTCAGACAAAAGAAATCACAACCAACGCTTCTGAACTGATGAATGATACTCTTTCAGTTTCTTTACCTTTTGATGGAACAATCAAAGATGCCAGCTATATTGCAGTGAATAATACTAAAGGCAAAGATTTTTCTTTATACCGAATTTTAACCGCAAAAGATGAAGATATTTTACTTTCATTTGAAGCGATAAATTTTGCCGTCGATGAACTAGATAATTTTATCATCAAAGATATAAGACCTAAAAATAGGTCTTTTTCTTATGTAATTAATCAGCTTTTATCTGATTCAGGTTGTGACTGGGTGTTAGCAGTCTGTGAACCAATTAAAACAGTTTCCAGTACTTTCTACTATACTTCAATGCGTGAAGCGCTCAAAGCTTTGCAAGAACTAGGCGCAGAATTCACATTTTCAATTGAAATTACAGGGAATAAGATTACTAAAAAAATTATTAACTGTTATAACCAAATTGGGAAAATAACAAATAAACGCTTTGAATATGGTGAGGAAGTTCTAAAAATTGTTCACCAACAAGACCGCACAAATATTGTCACTGCCCTAATTGGACGTGGTAAAGGGGAAGAAGTAGGGGATGGTTACGGCCGAAGAATTGAATTTTCAGACGTGGAGTGGAAGAAGTCCAGCGGAAAACCACTAGATAAGCCAAAAGGTCAGAATTGGATTGAATATCCAGAAATGACGAAAGAATACGGCATCCCTTCAAAGGGAAAAATGTTGCCACGCAAAACAGTGGTTGTTTTTGATGATGTTGAAGATGCAAACGAGCTTTTGCAAAAGACTTATGACCAACTGGCTTATTACTGCCGGCCACTCGTTCAGTTTAGCACTGAGATATTGGGGAGTGATTCAATTGGCAATACTGTTTCAATCCACAGGGGTGACAGAAATTATCATTATCAAACCAGAGTTTTTAAAGTGGTTACTGACCATGTTAATGGACGAGTGCAAGCTAGTCTTGGTGATAATTTAAGTGGCAACTCAATTGATCGAAAATTGTCACAAGTTCAAAGCAATATCTCTGACCTTGATAACAACAAAATGACTTGGTATGATTCCACAGAAATTGGGAAGTATCAAGACGATATTATGCGTGGTGCTGGTGCCAATGGTGGGTCAATTTATATGGTCAACGGAATTGAAGCGGGAGTTTCTCAATCACGAGAAACCTATGAGCAAGTCTTCATGGATGGGCCAAAGATTCAAGATTCACAGTATTTCATGATTCAAAATAATGCTGGGATTTCTTTTAAGCAATGTAAAAAAGGTCAATGGACGACAATCCAAGATGTCCACAATGGAGCAAGCACAACCGCTTGGACTTTAGACGGAACATTTAATGCTTCTTTCATTGCAGCTGGGATATTAGCAGGAGTTCTTATCCAAGGGGTTGTCGTTAAGTCAATCGGAAGTAATTCTTTTTTTCAATCTGTATTATCTAATGGCGCTTTTTCGATTGAGCAATATAAAGAAACAAATAACGTTGATTATACAAAGCCTGATTGGCAAAAAGATGTCCACGGTGGGAAAGTTGGGGAGTTCATCGGAACTTATGACGGAAACACAAAGAAGGCGAACGGCTCAGCTTTAATTAATTACCCGGGTTATATTTTGTCAATAAACCAAGATGGCGGGAATGGTTCTTCTACTCCAGTTTTCCAAGTTCCGTCTGATTCAACTTTTGATAAACCTAAGTTTAAATTATTCGGAGATGGAACGCTTCAGGGCGATATTAATATCAAGGGTAGCCTTACTGTCAACGGTGTTAAGATTGATAAAAACGGCTTTGCTGGTGGGGCACTTGAAGTTGATAGCCTTAAAGTTAATGGTAGAACTGATACCAAAGAGCTTTATGTCAATGGGGTTAAGATTGATAAAAATGGTGGAAGCTCTGGCGGTGGCGGTGGCTGGAATGGAAAATATCCACCAGAAATCACAAGTGACCGTGATAAACGTTACTGGCAAATCTGGGCAATGGCGATTGGAGCTGGTTTCTCTAAACAAGCAGCGGCCGCATTACTTGGAAATGCACAAGGTGAATCTGATGCCAACCCAAAAGCTGATGAAAGTGGCGGACGTCCTGGTTTCGGATATGGTGTTTGGCAATGGACAGATAGTTCAGGCGCTAGCTCAGGTCGAATCTATATGATTAATCTCATGACGCAAGCCAAAGTTACTGATAATCCTGATACTATCACCGCTCAATTTAAACTTTTAATGTGGCATGCACCAAATGGGCAATGGGTAGCAACAAATGCTTATCCATATACTTGGTCACAATTTATGGCTTTAACAAATATAAATGATGCAGCACAAGCATTTGTATCTAACTTTGAACGTCCTTTGGTTCCTCATCCAGAACGTAGTACCTGGGCACAAGAATGGTATGACAAATTTATTAACCTTGAAATTCCAAGCGGCGGAAGTTATATCGCACCAATCGCAAAACCAATCACCGTATCAAGCGAGTTTGGTTGGAGAGCCAGTCCAATTACTGGGGCGCAAGAATTTCATAATGGAATTGACTTGGTAAATGGAAATCCCAATACTCCAATTCTTGCTTCTGCAGATGGAACGGTTGTCAGTGCTGCAGACCCAGCCTATTTTGATTGGTATGGGAACTGGACAGTGATTAAACATGCGGATGGAATGTACACAGGCTATGCTCATCAAAGTCGGGTCGATGTAGCAGTGGGTCAAAACGTAAAACAAGGTCAACAAATCGGACTCATGGGAACAACTGGACCAAGTACTGGTGAGCATTGTCATTTCCAATTTATGGATGAATTTTATCCCTCATCAAATGCACATTTCCATAACGCAAGAGATTATATCAAATTTTAGAAAGGGTCTATAATGACAGAACATTTTATAACGCTGTCCACGACAGAGCCCAACAACAATGTTGGAATTGTTAAATTAAGACATGCGGATGTGAATAGTCAAGACATTGTTGCTCAAATTGTAGAGAACGGTCAACTCAAGAACTTCGAGGGCTTACAGCCGTTCTTTTGTTTAATGGCACAAGAAATCACAGGACAAGGGGTATCAGAAGAAAGCATTGTCTCTTTTGATGCCAAAAAAGGGACTTTGACCTATACCGCAAGCGATAATGCCTTGCAATTTGTTGGACGAAATGAAGCATATTTCAGTTTTAGAAAACAAGTTGGCGAGCAATGGGTTGAACAATTTTCAACTCGTTCATTTCATTATATTGTTGAGAAATCTATTTACTCACAACCATTCAAAGATTCGAATTACTGGTGGACATTCAAAGAACTTTATCGAATTTTTAATCAGTACATTGAGGATGGAAAAAAGAGTTGGGAGGAGTTCGTAGAAGCAAATCGTGAAATTCTTGAATCAATTGATCCAGGTGGAGTTCTTTTAGCAAAAGTCATTGACTTTGAAAAAATGGTTAATGAAAAAGTACCTGCTGGTTTTAAGTTTGTTTTAGAGCATGACTCGGAATACCAACCAGAAGTTAAAGTTACTGCGTACAAGAATTCAATCGGTACTGAAACAGGTGGTTTAGATACTGGTCCAGCTTTTGGTGGAGAAACCATTTATAATGTGCCAATTGCGTTAAGTTATGACCGACAAAAAGCTTATGTAGAAATGCCTAAATCTTATACGCTGGCTGGAGATATTATTCTAATTGATGATGGAACTTTGTTAGTCATCAAAGAAACACAAGTTTTATGCTTTAAAATGTCGGGTGCAAAAATAACAAAAGGCTATGCTTTTGTAGGTTAAAAAAGGAGAACTTAAATGGCTAATATTAAAAAAGTATATCGTGGTATGCAAAATGGAGCAGAAACAATCAATGATAATTTGGAAGCAATCAACGCTGAATTAACTAGTGGCGGGAATGTCGTCCATAAAACAGGAGATGAAACAATCGCAGGAACTAAAACATTCACTGGTCCTGTTAAATTTCAAGATTCAGCAGATTTGGGCAAAACGACAACGATTGAAGTTGGAATTGGTTGGGGTCGGACAGCAACACTTCAAAGAATTGGAAATGTGGCTACAATCACATCTGAAAAAACACTTGGTAATACTATGCCGGCAGGAGCTTGGCAAACTGCGGATGAAAAACTTCCTGTCGGTTATAGACCAAAAGTAACAACAGTGATATCTACCAGCACAATAACCAATCCTGATAAGTTTTTGTGGTATCGTCTTCAACCGAATGGCACTATTCAAATTTGGCAAAACGGGAGCATAGTAACAACTGATACGTTGATGACTCCGATTCAATCATGGATTACAACAGATGCGTTTCCATCTTAATATATAAAGAAAGGGAGTTATGGAGGAAAAATCAGAAGAAGTTGTTGAGAGACTAGCACGAATTGAGACAAAACTAGATAATTATGGTTCAATTCGAGAAAAAGCTGAACAGGCTCACTTAATAGCTTTGAATAATGCAGAAGATATTAAAGAAATAAAAGCGAATAACAAGTGGGCTTGGGGATTTATGCTTACTCTTGCAGTAACTGTTATTGGCTATATATTAACTAAATTTGGAGTTTAAAGGAGAAAAAGATGTTTACAAAAAAATTCATTAAAGATTTAACAGAACGTGCAATTAAGACGCTTTGTCAATCCTTGATTGCTGTAGGACTAGCAGGGGCTACAGACTTAATGAGTGTTGATTGGCTCAATGCACTTAGTGTTGCAGGACTAGCAACAGTTGTCTCAATTCTCACATCGGTTGTCAGTGCAATACCTGGTGACGAAACAGCAAGCCTTGTCAATAATAAAAAAGAAGGTGAATAATGAAAAAAGTAAAACTCATTGGTAAATTCAAAGTGACAGCAGTAACTGACGAGTTTGTCATTTTAGAACCAGTCAATGGCGGAACAGCGGATATCCAAAAAGAAGTACAAGGAAGCTCAATAGCTGAATTAAACGCAGATGGAACTTCAAAAGTATTTGATGGATTTTCAGTTGGCGATTTTTTCCAATTTGCTGGGGAATATGACTATATTCGAGAAAATGAAATTTTCGCTAAAGTGAATGTAGAAAATCAAATGGTTTCCGTTCCACTCCACAAAGTACAGGAGGTTGAAGAATGACATTATTTTATTCAGGTATTGCCGGTAAGCGTCCTGGCAAACCAACTTTTGTCATCATTCATAATGATGCAGGAAGTATCAATGCTTGTGCTTCCTATTATCGGAGTTGGCTACCTAACCATGAAGCAGAACTTGGTTTTGCCCATGTTTATATTGCTAAGGACGGTAAATATCAAGCGGATGATTTCGATAATATAGCGTGGCATTCTGGTAATTCGTTTGCGAATGAATGGGCTCTATCTTGGGAAGTTTGCCAGTCTATGGGTGCTAGTGATGCGGAATTTGAAGCTGTTGAAGAAGCAGTCTTTCAAGATGTTGCAGCAGCAATGAAGAGATATGGCTTAACACCAAATCGTGAAACTGTAAGACTCCATAAAGAGTATTCAGCAACAGATTGTCCACACCGTTCTTGGGCATTACATGGTTCAGCCATTAATGCAGTTCAAGATTATTTTATCGCCGGTATCAAAAAATATATGGGAGCTGATAATTCATCAAACAATGAAAAACCAGTCCAACCTATTCAACCAACAAAGGAGAACTCAACAATGATTTATGCATTCAACGTACAAGGCCAAGGGGCTACATACTTATTTGACGGACAAAAAACAATTGTCTTTGCGGAAAAAACATCAGGTTCAGGTCAAGGCCCTCGTGCTTGGGATCACTATAAAGGAACTTACAAAGAAGTAACAGGTAAGGACCTTCCAACTCAAACGAAAACAAAAGAACAATTTGAACTCTGGAATACATTATATCCAGCTCAATTTATTAAATTTTAAAATTAAAACCCGCTTCGGCGGGTGTTTTTTGTTTAGAATAGGGGTGAATTTTACAGAAAAATTTCTCGAATGTTACTTTTTAATAATCGATACGGTTTGTATGAAAAGGTGTGATATAATAG